TACTGCTGAAGAATTGCCAGCAGGTACAGCAGTTGCAGTAGGCGGCGAAGCAGAAGTAACTCCAGCAAGTGCAAGTGATTTCTGTATTGGTGTTGTTTCAACAGATCCAGCATACATGATGAACAGTGAAGCAGAAGGTCAGTACATTGGTCTTAAAGGACGTCTTCCAGTACGTGTCAAGGGTGCAGTTAAAAAAGGTCAAGCTGTTTATGCTTTAGCAGACGGCGTATGTACTACACTGGCAACATCTGCTTTAGTAGGAATTGCATTAGAAAGTAATGCTGCTGAGGACGAAAAATTAGTAGAATGTGTATTAAAAGTTTAAGGAACATGTAAATGGCTATTATTGATTCGGCTCGATTTAACAACTTACAATCTCGTATTGAGCTTATATTTGGCAACGGTGCTGGACAAAATGGATATGGACAAGCATTAAACAGTGCTAATGTAACTGCGGACGGTAATGATTATGTCGAGGCTGTTGATATTAACAACATTTATACCGATATGCTTAATGCAAGATTGCATCAAATTGGACCAAACGATTTAAGTATTGCGCAAATTATACAAGATCGCAACGTTGTTGCAGATGATGAAAGTTTTTTTGTTGATGATGACGGAAATCAAACACAAGATCCAGATGGTGCAAAAAAAGGCCTTTCTGATTTTGAAGATTTAATGACTAACATTGAAACTGATAAGTTTCTTGTTCATAATAGTCAGGCAAGTTTAGAAGCAGCAATTAACAGTGTTAGAACAAGCAATTGGAATGGTTTAATATATCACGAAGTAGCAGTTACATTTACTGATGCAGATGCTCGCAGGCATTTCTTTAACACCGGCGGCCAGTTACGATTCAATGCACAAAATACACTTGCTAGTACACCAAAAGGGTTAGACTGGGCAGCATTGTGTAGTGAAATTGGTACAGTTGTTTTTGCTTATAATTCTACAACTTCAACTGGCGACGGTTCTGGTACAGCAATCGGAAATTATCAATTAGACGGATCAAGTCAAATAATTTACCAAAAAGTTGGCAGTGGTACATACAGTGGCATTTATGCTGGAAACTTGTATACTATTAAAGCAAGATTAGATGGTACTAATAGAATTATCTTTAGAATTGAGTTTAATGATGTAGTTGTAGACCCAGTAATTGACAACAACGTCGACGGAAGATTAGAAAGTATTGTGCAGCATTACAGAGCTACAGGGTCTTATGTTAGTGTAGCTGCTCCGAGTTATTTTAATCAAAATACTTTAGCCTAATTTAATCTCTGGTAAATACATAGGAGAGTAAATTATGCCAACTGAAATACCTATAACCGCAACTAGATATAATACGCTTAGGGCTTTGGTCAATAAAGTCTTGGGTGCATCTGTAATAGGCACACCGAATTATGGGTATGGCGAAACATTTAATACAACTGATGTTACTGGTAATTATATTTCTAACCTTGCAGCTACAGATAAGGTCACTGCAGAACAATATGAAAATCTTTATATTGATTTAATTAGAGTCCGGGCACATCAAGTCGGTGCAGGAGCAGTAAGTATTGATCCTTTTGTAATAGGCGATTACAATACAAATCTTTCATCTACCGATAAAATTGAATTAGCATACATACAAGGTCTTGAAAGTTTAGCAACAAATATTGAAACTGATAGATTTTTAGTAGATACCAGCGGACAAGCACAAATAGTTAATTTAGATAATGGTTTTGGTACTCCAATTAAAAGCACACGTCTTAACGTAGGTAATGGCGCCTGGAACGGAACTATAAATCATATTTTTACCGCATCATTTGACACAGCTCAGAGACGCCGCCAATTTTTTAACGCTGGCGGTCAAGTAAGATTTAGTGCTAATGTTTCTTATACAGGGTCACAAGCAAAAACGGTAGACTGGCAAACACAAATTGCTGCAATGGGTGTTTCTAGTTTTAGAGCTCTTGACACTATCAATAATAATAGTGTTGGTACTGGCAGTAATATTGGTAATTTTGGATTAACTGGCACATATCAGTTATGCTATTCAAAAGCAGGCGGCGCAAGCTATGCAAGAAACGATTATAGAATTTTTGCACAAAACGTTAGTGACACAACTATACGATTTAAAGTAGAATTTAATGATAATCGGCCTAATGATTTAACATGGGGCATTGATGAACCAGTTTATGGTGATTTTACTAGCACTATTGAACTTCTTCAGCCAACCGGAACAGTTAGTATTAACGGCACAGTGTATGACTCTGTAATAGTTCCTTTAGCAGGACTTCCAACAGGCAGTACAAGCTCAAATCTATAGTTGACAAACTGCTATTTTTCATATATACTTACTAGTACAGGAGTATGTTATGGACGAAAAACTTTCAAAAGCATTAGAGTTTGCAAATTACACACGAACATTTGAAGACCAACGTCGGTTATTAAAAGAACGCTATTTTGATAGTTTAGTATTCTTTAATAGCGGAGGTCAATTTACTGTTAGTAAAGAACTTATCAGCTTTGTTAACCTTCTTTTAGAAAAAGAAACGGCATCAGTACTACTAGATGATAACGATAATCCAGTAATGATAGATAATTTACAACTTTTTTACGACAATATTATCAATCTCTACTTTCAGTCTAGTAATGAGTATCACACAAAATTGCATGAGCTAAAAACAAAGAGATCAATAGAGAAACTAGTCGAGTATGAGTAAAGGTTTTTTACTAATTGCGCAAAATAATGGTTCTAACGATTATGTAAAGCAAGCAGTATATTGTGCAAACAGGATAAAACAATTTTGTCCTAGTGCATCAGTGTCAATTATTACAAATAGTGTTAGATATCTTACTGATAATTTCCAACAAGATATTTTTGAACATGTAATTGACGGGATTAATCTTCCAAAAATAGTTAATAACAGGATTATGTTTGACGGCGCATTATCAAATAAAACAGTACAGTGGAATAATGTTGGTAGAGATTTAGCATACGAGTTAACACCGTACGAAGAAACAATATTATTAGATACAGATTACATTTTTTGTAATAATTTACTTGAAAAATGCTTTAATAGTGTTGATGATATTTTAATGTATAAAAAATCAGAATACTTAGGTAGCACAGGAACTGAAGAATTTGATCGATGTGCTGATACTAGCATAGATTTTTACTGGGCAACAATTATATATTTTAAAAAAACACAAAAAGCTAAAGTCTTCTTTAATTTAGTAAAACACATCAGAGAGAACTGGATCTATTACAATAATCTGTATCAGATTAATAGTCCAAATTTTCGAAATGATTATGCATTTAGTATAGCAGTTCATACAATGAACTCTATGTCTCAAGGTAATTACGTTGGAGAATTACCAGGAAAAATGTATTACATCAAAGATCAAGACTTTTTAGAAAAAATAAATGATCAAATACTAACATTCTTAGTTGGTAAAAAAGATCATCTTGGAGAATATACAATTTTAACAACACAAGACTTAAATGTGCATGTTTTAAATAAATCAAGTTTGGAGAGACACATTGAATAAAGGAATTGTGTTATTAGCTCAAAATAACGATACTGACAATTATGTAGAACAAAGTATAGCACTTGCTATGAGTGCAAAAAAGTTTAACGATATATCATTTACGCTTATTACAAATGATAAAGTTCCTGCAAAGTATACAAAATACTTTGATAATATACAGCCTATATCTTGGGGAGATATGGCCGAGGATAAAGCATGGAAAATTGAAAATCGTTGGAAAGTATTTCATCAAAGTCCTTACAAAGAAACTATTGTTATGGACACTGATATGCTAATATTAAAAAACATAGACTATATGTGGGATTTTTATTCTAATTATGATTTATTTTTTACAACTAATCCTGTAACATATAGAAATGAGCCTATTATATCAGATTATTACAGGAAGATGTTTACAGAAAACAATCTTCCAAACATTTATTCTGCTCTATATTATTTTAAACGTACAGAGTTTACACACAATTTCTTTTCTTATCTAGAAATGGTAATAAAACATTTTGATCAATTTCAACAAGATTTGTGTCCAAATAAAAAACAAGATAAATTAAGTTTAGATGTTGCTATAGCAATGACTATTAAACTAATGGGAATAGAAAATCAAGTAACTAATAAAAATAATACAGTTTCTAAATTTGTACATATGAAGAGCTTTATACAAAATTGGAAATCATCAAGAGCAGTGTGGCAAAATTTAGTATCATCTCATTTTACTAATAATTTAGATTTGTATATAGGAAATTATAAGCAAACTAATATTTTTCATTACACCGAAAAAGATTTTTTAAAAAATGCAAACGTAATAGAACAGTTGGAAACGCATAATGTCTAATTTAGAAGATTTATTAAAAAAATTAAAAATTGATATAGATCAAAATCAACAACATTATGTTTATTATGATACAGCTTCAAAAAATATTCATAAAATTTCTCCTAAACAAGAAAATACCAGTTACGAAGTTTTTGCTATAGATTCAAAAACTGTTGATCCTATACTAAAAGGCATTGGAAGATTAAATGATTATCTTGTATACTTTGATTATGGATTAAAAAAATTTAATATAAAGAAAAAATCTTTTGATAATTTTAATAAAACAAACTTAATAGAAGTTACTACGAGCAATACACCCGACGTGCTAATTACAATTACATCAGACAGTTTACTATTTAAAACAGATGATTCGTTGGTTGAACATTTAGAAAATGATCAATCTAATTTATTGTTTATAATAACTGAAAAAAATAATCCGTATGCATTATATAGTACAGTTAGTTTTCCAGCATATGCATTATTAGAAAATGCAATAGCAGAACATCAATTATCAACACAGCAGCTCAAAAAAGGTGTAAGTATATATACAAATCCTGTTTTTGGAAGCTACAGCATAGAGGTGACTTATGACAACTAAATTTAGACCAATTGATTATGATATTATATATTTGTCATATGATGAGCCCAATTGCGAAGAAAATTATGCAGACTTGTGTAAAAAGGTACCTTGGGCAAAACGTGTACACGGCGTAGAAGGATCAGATGCTGCGCATAAAGCCTGCGCCGAACTAAGTGATACAGAACGATTTATCACAATCGACGGCGATAATAAAATTCGAGACGGTTTTTTAGATCAAGAAATTGATATTGCAGATCACGAAGTTTTAGGAAGCAGTGTAATAAGTTGGTGTGGTCAAAATATTATTAATAATCTTATGTACGGCAACGGCGGTATTAAGTGTTGGCCAAAAGAGTATGTTCTAAAGATGCGAACACACGAAAATGCTGATCCAAATAATAAACAAGCACAAGTAGATTTTTGTTGGGATGTAAATTATATACAGCAAAATAGTTGTTTTAGTGACGTGTACAATAATGCTACACAACAGCAAGCATGGCGTGCTGGATTTCGTGAAGGCGTTAAGATGGCGCTAGATAGAGGAACTAAAGTTGCAGATGCAGAGGCACTTAGGAAGAGTCACTGGAAAAATTTGCATCGTTTATATATTTGGACTATGATAGGCGCTGATGTAGAACATGGTCTCTGGGCAATATATGGTGCCCGCGAAGGATTATATAAGACAATGTGTACAGATTGGGATTTTGTTAATGTTCGTGATTTTAAATACCTAAACAACATGTGGGAAGAAACATATAGTAAAGTTACTGAAGAAATGCTTCCGTATGAAATTATGGGATTAGGTGAAACATTAAAGCATGAGTTAGATCTTCCAATTGCATCCAATCCTCTCGATCCGCAACAAAGCAAATTTTTTAAAACGGTCTACCGCAACCCTTCTCGCAATTCAAATAAGCTCATTGATATAGAAGATGGTGCAAATGGATGAGCGAAAGTTCGCGCCCGTATAGTAAACTGTCGGATGGCAGAACGTTAGATCCTTTATTTGGTCCAGTCTGGATTAAAGAAACAAAAGGAATGACTGCTACTAAAAAAGATTTATCCGGGCGTTATTGTAACAAACTATATACTTGGTTAGAAGTTGACATGTTTGGCAAAGCGTGGATGTGTTGTCCTAGTTGGTTGCCTTATCCTATTGGCAATGTACTCACTGATAGTCTTGAAGAAATATGGAACGGCCCTCGAGCACAAGAATTGCGTAAACAAATATTTACAGGTGATTGGAAATATTGCCAACACGAATTTTGTCCAATGATTGCTGGAGATCATTTGCCTTTTTTAAATGATGACTCGCCCACGACAACAATTGCTCCCTTACCTACACATATTAATTTTAGCAACGACGAAAGCTGTAATTTAAAATGTCCAAGTTGTCGTGTGGATAAATTGTTGTTTACTGAAGGCCCATTATATGACCGTAGAAAAATAGTAAATGATAAGTTAGTTGACATGTTGTTTACATCACCAACTGACAGATTTTTTAGTATACATGTCACTGGCAGCGGCGATCCGTTTGCTAGTAAAATATATAGAGAAATGTTGCAAGAAATAGACGGAGAGTTATTTCCTAATTTAGAAGTTAATTTACAAACTAATGGAGTAATGTTTACTCCTCGCAATTGGGAACGTATTAGTAAAATACATAATAATTTAAAAAATTGTGCTATAAGTTTTGATGCCGGAACAAAAGAAACATACGAAACAAAAACTAGAATAGGCGGCAATTGGGATTTACTATTAGAAAATTGTAAGTTTTTAGATTCGCAAGTAAAAAATTATCCTCAATTTGCTATGGCATACGACTTTGTAGTGCAAACAGATAACTTTAAAGAGATGAGAAGGTATATCAAAACAATTGATAATTTATTTCCAAATGCAAGTAGTATCAATTTCAGTTTAGTTACTGATTGGGGCACCTGGAGTAAGGATGTGTACGAAAGCAAATGTATATGGAAAGATACACATTTGCAACATAAAGATTTACTCACAGTATTGCAAGACAATATTTTTAAACATCCTAAAGTTCGATTAGGTAATTTGACGCCAATATGGAAAAAAGCAAATGGACTTTAATAAATCACCTGAAGAAATCTACAAAACAACAAAGCACTATTGTCCACTACTATGGAATCATTTACATATTAACACAATGGGAGATGTGCAACCGTGTTGTATGGCACCATTTAATACTTCGTTAGGAAATATAAATGAAAAAAGTCTAGACGAGATATGGAATGGTAGAGCAATGCGTAAAGCTAGACGCCGGATGCTAAAAGACATGCCGTTATCAACATGCCAAGGATGCTACGAAAAAGAAAAAAGCAGCGACTGGAGTTTACGCAAAGCTAGTATATTAAAATATCACGATAGTGTTAAACCTTTGCTAGAAACAACAGCAGATGATGGCGCAAGTTTTGATAGTAAACCTGTTTATTGGGATATAAGATTTAGTAATATATGTAATATGCGTTGCAGAATGTGTGGGCATTTTAGTAGTAGCAAATGGTTTAATGATGCAAAGCGATTAAGTCGTGAATACGATAATCATATATATCAAAGCGGCGATAGAGCAATTATTCATGCAGTTAAAGACAGTACAAGTTTATTAGATAGATTAGACGAATTTTTGCCGCATGTACAAGAATTATATTTCGCAGGCGGCGAACCTATGCTAATGGAAGAACATTATAGAATATTAACTAGGCTTGATGAACTAGGATTACATAATACATTTATTAGATATAATACCAATTTCCTTCAGTTATATTATAAGGATAAAGATATTGTAGAATTGTGGAAAAAGTTCAACAATGTATTTTGTAGTATAAGTGTTGATACATATGGAGCTCGTGCTGAAATTTTACGACACGACACAATCTGGAAAACTATAGAAGAAAACATACAACGTGTTAAGCAAGAAGTTCCACATGTAAGATTTAATATTACACCTACAGTACAAATATTAAATGTGTTTACACTTACCGACTTACATCAGCAGTGGTGCGAAAAAGGTTGGATAGGTCCAAATGATTTATTTTTAAATATATTACATAGTCCTGAATTTTATAATATCAAAGCATTGCCACCTCATCTAAAATTAAAAGTAGAAGAAAAATTTAAAAAACATTTAGAATGGCTAGCTGCTAACTACAATGACAATTTACACAGTGTTAGAAATACTATAAATAATTCAGTAAGCTATATGATGAGTGAGCAATTAGACGAAAGTAATTTATATGAGCTTTGTAATCAAACTCGTCAATTAGATACAATAAGAAAACAGGATACACCATCTACCTTTCCTGAACTAGAATATATATGGAGCTACTATGCTGAAGCCAATTAAAATAGATTATAATTTTGATTTTTTCTTAAACGCTGATTACAGCATACACGAAGGTAGTTGTATTGCACACCAAGTGCATGAACTAACTGATGTACACGAAGAATATGGCGGCTTTCCAGACAGTTATGAAAGTAAGAACACTAAGATTCGACAACTATGGTTTGATAATACACAAGTTGACTTTGATATCTTAGGGCACCAATTGAATATGCAAGTTATTACAGTTAGTACAATTCTACAACCTCCTGGCAATACTGTTCCAATTCATAGAGATACCTTCTTTCAAATTAATAAACGCTATCCAGATGATACTAGGTTAAAGGTACGTGCAAACATTTATTTAGAAGATTGGAAAGTAGGACATTTCTTACAATATCAAGAAGCTGACAAAAATTGGCACAACAGTACTCATTGGAAACAAGGCGAAGGGTGGATGTGGGATAGCAAACATCTACATCTTAGTTCTAATGCAGGAATGAATGACAAATATACTCTTCAGATAAGCGGATTTTTAAACTAGTTTTTTAGCTCTAGCTTTCTTAAATTCAGTAATCCATAATCTCGGTGCTTGGTATGCATAATAAAGTATTGTGTTTTGATTATGTTGTAGAGTTTCTTGCATTTCATTCCACATAATGTTACACTCGTCTACATTCATATCGTCTATAGATTTTATTGTTCTTATAAGTTTATCAATATGAAGTTTAATATGAAAATCTTTAGAAAAATCTTCACTCCACCAGCGTTCAAATGTTTTAAATCCTAGTCTCTTTAGCTCGTCGTATAGACCCGGATTAGTACTGCACATAAATGGACGCTTTGCAAATAATGGCTTGCATATTTTTTCTGTAATAAACAAATCGTTGTGATATGCACCTTCGCGTTCGTTATATGTTTCGCAACTGATATCAATAAATGCTCGGCTGTAGTGTACAGGATTTGGAAGCCAAAACCATTTTAAATGATGATAGTTAATATTTTCTTCTTGTATTGCTTCAGGAAAAGTATTAATAGGAAGTTGCTGATAAAGTTCGAGCATATTCTGTATATCAGTTATATGATAATGACTCTTACGTCCGTGTCTATTTTGTTCATATGCTTGATACTTCATTATTTCATTTATTTCTTCTACAGGTCTAATCATGTCTGTAGGTTTTGAAACCTTAAGCCATAAATGGTCTTTATTAATATTATTAATCAACTTGTATAAGTATGTATACCTAGCGGGTCTAAATCTCCCCGAATAACATATAAATCGCCCTTGTTTGAACAACGGTTTTCTATTTGATAATCGAACAATTTCGTCTATGTGTGCTTTGTCCATAGTATGTGCTACAAATTGCATCCAGTGACTACAGGACAAAAATACTAACCAGTCTGGTATATTATAGTCTGTATTTTTGTATATAGATTCTGTAGTTGCATGTGAATCTAAAAAGACAAATTTATTTTCTAAATCAAATTCTTTACGTTTTACTATAAGACTAGGTATAGTAACAAAGTCTCTGCTACTAACTGCTTTTGCTTCATGCGCATCATGAAATACTATAGCACAATCATTATGTGCTTGCAGCCAACTAATTATATTTGGAGGCAAATTTCCTAAAGGACACAGGTTCTTATATGTAAATATTTGATCATCATTTGCTACAAATCGAATAGGAAAAATATTAATATCTCTATCACTATACGTGTGACTATCCTTGTTAATAAATCTTATCTCAGTTTGGCTAGTATATTCTTCCCAACTGTGCCATACAGGGTCTGAACGAAAACTATATCTACCAATATCAGTAGGACCTTTGTGTTTGTCCATTTCTTTAATTGTTTGTAGCACACTTTTTTGATTAAGTTCATTCCATGGGAAGTAGTTTGACAAATGTTTGTCAATATGAGGATTTGGGATATCAGATACGTACCATTGAATTACTTTGCTCATGCTAGATATTTATGTGCGTATATAATCAAGAATGTATACTATTGACAAATTGTAAAATAAGTAGTATAATAAGCTATGTATGACATCACATTTATAAGTTATCAAGAAACACACGCAGACGAAAACTGGCAACAGTTGCGTTCACGTTTTCCTACGGCTAAACGAATACACGGAGTTAAAGGAATTCATCAGGCACATATTGAAGCAGCAAAGCGTTGTTGGACAGAAATGTTTTGGATAATTGACGGCGATGCTCGAGTGCTAGATGATTTTGATTTTAGTTACAAGCCTAATAAATGGAACCTAGACACAGTGCATGTATGGCGTAGTAAAAATCCTATTAATGATATGGTATACGGGTATGGAGGAGCAAAACTATTTCCTACACAACTAACTGTTACCATGGATACTAGTATGCCTGATATGACTACTAGTATCAGTGATAAGTTTTGTGCAATGGAGGATATTAGTAATATTACTGCATTTAATACATCAGCGTTTGAAACTTGGAAAAGTGCATTTAGAGAATGTACAAAATTATCATCTAGGATAATTAATCGACAAAATTCACAAGAAACACAAGAGCGGTTACATACTTGGTGTACTGT